TGGGAGATGCAACGATTAAAGGAAGTGAAACAGGAACATCTTTTAAACAAGCACTTTACTTTAAGGAGATAGGATTTAATTTGCACGATACGATGATATGGAGAAAAACCACACCAGTTCCACAATTCAGAACCAAGAGATACACCAACTGTTTTGAATATATGTTTGTGTTTTCAAAAGGACAACCAAAGATATGTAATTATTTAGAAACAAATTGTAAAACTGCTGGGAATAAAAAAAATAGAAATAATAAAGGTGCTTTTTCGCAAAATTCAGCAGACAGACCTAGAGAGGAAATAACAACAACAAAGGAAATGAAAATACTAGATAATGTTTGGGAATATCCAGTTGGTGGTAAAAAAGATTTAGGACACCCAGCAATATTCCCAGAAAAACTAGCAGAAGACCATATCATCTCTTGGAGTAACGAAGGAGATATAATACTAGACCCAATGGCAGGAAGTGGAACAACCCTAAAAATGGCAAAGAAAAATAATAGAAAGTATATAGGAATAGAAATTGCACCTGAATACATAGACATTATAAATAAAAGATTAAACTCGCTAACACAAGATAAACTATTAAAATGCAAGAATTTGGAAAATGAATCAGATATTAGATGGTAAAAAAGATAAAGTAAAAACAAGCAGTGTGTTTGAATCAGTAGTTAGGAGAATTGTGGATAAAAACACTTGACATTCTAAAACAATTAGAATAGAATAATAGTATAGATATGAAGAAAGAAACACTAAAAAACAAAATAAAAAAACATCTATGGGGATGGGACTACTCAGTAAGAGATATAGAAGGATTAGTAGATGGAATGGACTTACTGGTAAATAGAAAATATAGAGTAAAAGTAGTTCAAAACAACATCAAAGAAGAACTTGAAATCCTTAAAGAAAACCAAGGAGACGATAGTAAGCACGATTCAATGGCAGTAGTAGGTAAGAAAATGTTATATGCAGGAGGTTCTCAAAAAGAACCAAAATTAACGACAAAACATAAAGAAGTGTTTAAATAGGTCGACAATAATAAATATAATAACCAATTAAAAAAATGAAAATATATAACACAAAAAAAGATAATCAAATCAAGCCACCGTTAGTAATGTTAATTTATGGAGAAGGAGGAGTAGGTAAAACAACATTCGGATCAACAGCTCCAAAGCCAATATTAGCAGACTGCGAAGGTGGCGCAAAGTATTTCGGACTAAGAGGAATATCAATGGATGTTGCTCAAATAGAAAAATGGAGCGATATGAAAGATTTCTTAGAAGTAATTAAAGACTACGAGACAATCATAATCGATCCAATCGGAGAGCTAATGGATAAGCTTAAAAGATTTATGATCAACATGGGAGATAGTAAATTAGTACAAAAAGATGGATCGCCAACAATGGCAGGATGGGGATGGCTTAAAAAGACCATGAGAGACTACTTAAAGGTACTAAGAGATAGCGGAAAGAATGTACTTATAATTGCTCACTTAGATGAAAGAGCAGATGAAGATAGAATAGTAAAGAGACCAAAAATTGAAACAAAGCTATCAGTTGAACTTGTAGCCATGGTGGATGTAGTTGGATACATGACAGTAATTAACGATGAAGGAAACGATAAGAGAATCATCATAGTAGATCCAAGCAACGATAAATACACCGCTAAAGACAGAACAGGCCAATTAGGAAAGATAATTGAGCCAGACTTCACTAAGATAATAGCAGCATGTAGCGGAACAGAGAAATTTGCATGGAGTAAAGAACAAAAAGCAGATGAAGTAGAAGCAAAGAAGGAAGAACTTAAATCTGAAGAACCTGCAGAAGACGATATTAAAGCAAAAATGAAACAAGTTAAAACAAAAAAAGCATGATGATAGAACAAAAAGCAAATCTATATAATGGCGAAGTAGAAGTATTATTTAAAGAAAATAAAGATACTGGATATCATGCATATTTTATAACAGACACCTCTCTTGGCATCAAAGCCAAGAGAGGTAGAGGAGTGACATCAATAATTGCAATAAAAGACAAAAGCGCTCCTCTAACAATCTGGGCCACAGAAACAATGAGAGATTATCTAATAGATAATTTCTTAAAAGAAGAAAAGTCTATAACATATGATGATCTAATATTGGCAACGACAGAATATAAGAAAGTCAAAGATAAAGCAGCAGATATTGGAAGTGAAATACATGACTGGATTGAAAAATATATTAGATATATTTTGAAAGAAGATGGATATGATGAACCAAAAATACCAAAGAAGAAAGAAATCAAGATTGGGATAAGCGCATTTCTTGACTGGGTGAATGAAAATCACGTAGAATTTATTTCTACAGAAAGAGTAATATATTCAAGAGAGCATCAATTTATGGGTAAGATGGATATAGAGGCAAAGGTAAATGGACTATATGCTTTAGTAGATATTAAAACAGGAAATGGAATATACAACACAGTAAAAATGCAAACTGCAGCATACGCAAAAGCAGATTTAGAAGAATGCCAATATAGTAAAAAGAAGAAGAAATACGAAACAAGATGGGCATTAAGATTATCCAAAGAAACAGAATCAGAATATATTGAAAGAATGAAAAGAAAAGGAAAAGATGTATATCCTGAATATAAGGTATTTGAAGCAAGAGAATTTCCAGAAACAGAAGAGGATAATATTGAAACAGACTTCAAAGCATTTCTTGCATGTAAAGATTTACTTGAATGGGATCAAAAAACAGATTTTTATAAGATAGATAATGCAAAATAATATGGAAAGATATTTGATTATTATTATTGCATTAGTAGTTATTAGGTACATATTTGTAGAAGTTATTAATGAATAAAATATATGAGCAATGATCACCTGTTCGTAAAAATAATGATTATACTTACATTCCTAACTGGACTCTTAATAGGCTTATCAATAGGTTCAGGAAAAGAATGTGTAAAGGAAAGTCAAAGGTCGGATATGTTTATATCAAGCATCAACTCACCAATATTTATAAAGAATGAAACATTGGCAAGTATGAGCGATGACATTGATATAATTCTATTAGCTGAAAAGATTATTCAATGTGAAAGTGGTTGGGATTATACAGCACAAAATCCTAACAGCACAGCATTCGGAGCAGGACAATTTATAAATGGAACTTGGGATTATATCCAAAAGAAGTGGAAAATGAAATTAGAAAGAGATAACCCAGAGCATCAGCTTTATGCAGTAGTAAGGTTACTTTCAGAGGAAGGAACTAGGCATTGGGAAACATCAAAGCATTGCTGGGGAAGATTAAAAGATGGTAAAATATTAAATTAAAGATAATTAACTCTTTCTTATTAGAAATAATAAAATGACAATAACTTACATTAAAACACCATTAAATAGATATACATTTTCAATTAAACCGATAAGGCTATGGGTTGAAAGTAATTGCAATGGGAGGGTTCTTAATCTATTTGCTGGTAAAACAAAACTAAATTGCGATGAAGTAAGAAATGATGTTGATGAGACAATGTTAGCAGATTATCATTTAGATGCTTTGGATTTTGTTAAAAAATGTATTGGCGATGGATTAAAGTTTGATACTATTATTTTAGACCCACCGTATGCTTATAGAAAGTCAATGGAAATGTATAATGGACACAAGGCAAGTAGATTTAATCAGGTTAAGGATTTAATTCCCAACATATTAAATGGTGGAGGGAAAGTTATAACATTTGGGTATCAAAGTGTTTCAATGGGAGCAAAAAGAGGGTTCACGCAAGAAGAAATATTACTTCTATCTCACGGAGGAGCAATACACGACACAATAGCAACCATAGAAATAATAAAATAAATATATGAAAGCACACTATAAATCAGTATTTGATAATGAGCAGGAATTGTTAAAGGCGGTTATTGATATTCACCTAAACGGAAAAACGATTGATTGCGATCCGATGTTTTTCAAAGGTAATTTTTATAAAGATGGGATAAATAAACCAAAGTTGTGTTTTGATATAAATCCGCAGGATGATTGGATAATAAAAGCAGATGCAACAAATCTACCATTAGAT